TGGGTCAAATACGAGGACTGACTTGGTGTGAAGAAGAAATAAGAACCTCGATGAAAGGAATAGACGATGAGTAAAAAACTCTATGTGCCAGATAGATTACTGGCAAAAAAACAAATTAATCCTGTGCCACCAGCTATTGGTAAAAGTTTTGGAAAGGCCGAAGAGCCTAACAAAAATGAAGATGACCCATCTAAAATAGATTCTTCTGTTATTGATAGGCTACCACAACCAACTGGTTACAGACTTTTAGTAATACCTTACTACCCCAAAGAGAAAACAAAAGGTGGTGTATATATACCTGATGCAACTAGAGATAGAGAATCATTTGCAACAGTGGTCGCTTATGTCGTAAAAATGGGTCCAGATGCTTATAAAGACGCAGATAAATTCCCAACAGGAGCGTACTGTTCTGAGAAAGAATGGGTACTTATGGGAAGATATGCTGGAAATAGGTTCAAAGTGGAGGGTCTTGAGTTAAGGCTCATAAATGATGATAATATTATAGCGAAAATACTTGATCCAACAGATATTTCTTATGTATAGTGGAGGTAATGATGAATGAAGCACAAGAAAAAGTAGTAGAGCAAGAAGCTCAAGAAGAAAACGTACTTGTTGATATTGAGGAGACTGAAGAAAAAAAAGAAGAGTCTCCAAAAGTACAAGCAAAAGAAGAAGAGCGAACAGAAGTTCGTTCTGAACAACCAGAAGATGAATTAGAGAATTATTCTGAAAATGTTCAAAAGCGTATAAATCAATTAACAGCTAAAAGAAAACAAGCTTTGGAAGAGGCTGATGCTGCTTTTAAATATGCAGAAGAACAAAAAAAGAAAAATGAAGAGTTACAAAATCAACTTGCTCAACTTAATTCTGGTTACACTTCAGAGTTTGGTAATAGAATAGAAGCACAGACTGCAAGTGCAAAAAAGTTATATAAGGAGGCTTTTGATGCTGGAGATGCTGAAAAAATGTCTGAGGCAAGTGACCTCATGGCTAAACTCGCTATTGAGAACGAAAGACTCAGATTACAAAAACTTAGAACCGAAGCACAAGGAACTAAAAAAGATGAGGGACAATCTGAAGCCCCAAAAAGGCAGACCCCGCAAAAACAAGAAATAGATCCTAAATTACAAGGTTGGCTTAACAAGAACACTTGGTTTGGTCAAGATATGGTGATGACTAGAGGTGCTCAAGCTATACATGAGCAAATTGTTGCTAATGATGGTTTTGATCCATCTACAGATGAGTATTATCAGGAGATTGACAGAAGGATGAGAGTTGAGTTTCCACAAAAATTTCAGAGTGACAGAAAAGTCGCCCAGACTGTTGCACCTGCAAACGGCAAAGCCGTTTCTAATAGTGGGCGGAAAAAGCAAATAGAACTAACCCCTGGACAAGTTGCGTTTGCTAAAAAAATGAGAATACCTTTAGAGCAATATGCTAAAGAGGTAGCTAAAATTGATTCCAGGAAAGGAGCCTAAGATGGTAGATAGAGCTAACCGAGAGTCTGCAACTCGTGAAAAACAGGAAAGAAAACAAGCTTGGAGACCACCATCAGTTTTAGATGCTCCACCAGCACCTATTGGATATAAGCATAGGTGGATTAGAGAACGAGTTATGGATTATGACGATAAAGCAAATATCCATAAACGACAAAGAGAAGGATATGAATTAGTGCGTGCAGAGGACTATCCAGATGCAGATTTTCCTGTGATTGATGAAGGCAAAAATGCTGGAGTAATTGGTCAAGGAGGACTTTTATTAGCACGGATTCCCGAAGAGATTGTTGAAGAAAGAAATCAATATTTTAGGGATAAAACCAACACACAGATGGAGGCCGTTGATAGAGATTTGATGAAAGAATCAAACCCTGCAATGCCAATATCTAAAGACAGGAAGTCTCAAGTCGCTTTTGGTGGCAAGAGGCAAAGTTAATAAAATTCTTACTTAGGAGTTAAAAATGGCAAATCAAGATGCTGCTTTTGGCATGAGACCAATTAAGATGATAGGGGGAGCCCCTTATACTGGTGGTCAAAGCCGATATAGAATTGCTGCCAATTACGGAACTGCTATATTTCAGGGCGATATGGTCGCTCAAGTAACTGGAGGCGGTGTAGAAGTACACGCTGATGGTGGTACAGTACCAATAGTTGGAGTATTCAATGGTTGTAGATTTACAGATCCTACAACAGGAAAAGAGACCTTTTCCAATTTTTATCCTGCAAGCACAAATGCGTCAGACATTGAAGCTTTTATCATAGATGATCCAAATGTTGTCTTTGAGATTCAATGTAATGCTGCATTTCCAGTTGCAGATTTATTTGGTAACTTTGATATTGTTTATACAAGTTCAGGGTCTACTGTAACAGGTATTTCTGGTGCAGAGTTAAATGTTAGCGATGGTGCAACCACCGCAACTCTATCACTCAAAGCGATAGATATTTCTCAAGATCCAGAAAATAACGATGTCTCATCAGATGCAACTAATGTCTATGTTGTGATTCAAAATCACATATTTGGACAGAAGTCTGCTGGATTAGCGTAAGGGAGATTAGATTATGGCTATATCAAGAGCACAACTCGTAAAAGAGTTAGAACCTGGTCTTAACGCATTATTCGGCATGGAATATGATCGTTATGATCAAGAGCATTTAGAAATCTATGAAACAGAAAATTCTGACAGAGCTTTTGAAGAAGAAGTAATGTTATCAGGATTTGGAAATGCTTCAGTAAAATCAGAAGGTGCAGGCGTAGAATTTGATACTGCAAACGAAGTGTATACTTCAAGATATACAATGGAAACTATTGCATTAGCTTTTGCATTGACAGAAGAGGCAATGGAAGACAACTTGTATGATCAGCTTGGAGCTAGATACACAAGAGCGTTAGCAAGATCAATGGCACACACAAAGCAAGTCAAAGCTGCTGCTACATTAAACAATGCGTTTAATTCAAGCTTTACAGGTGGTGATGGCAAAGAGCTTTGTGCAACAGACCACCCATTAGGTGGTGGTGGCACATTTAGAAATGAGCCATCAACTGCTGCAGACCTTAACGAAACATCATTAGAAAATGCACTTATTGACATTTCAAACTTTGTTGATGAGAGAAATATGATTGTTGCGTTGAGAGGAACTAAGCTTATCATTCCACCTGCATTACAGTTTGTTGCAGACAGACTGCTTGAGTCAACTTTAAGAGTTGGTACTTCTGACAACGATGTAAACGCAATCAAGAACATGGGTATGTTACCAGAGGGTTATACAATTAACCACTTCTTAACAGACACAGATGCGTTTTTCATTAAGACAGATGCACCTAATGGATTTAAATATTTTGAAAGAATCCCATTAAGCACAAGCATGGAAGCTGATTTTGATACAGGCAACATGAGATACAAAGCTAGAGAGCGTTATGCCTTTGGTTTTTCAGATCCTCGTGCTGTCTTTGGTTCACCAGGAGCCGCATAAAAATACTTACATATTTTTTAAGGGGTCTATGCAGACCCCTTTTTTTTGTGTATACTTAAATTACCTTGACGAAGAATTAACTTCGACAATAGCCAAGACAAGGAGATTTACATGGCTAATACAACATTCTCAGGTCCTATTAGGTCTGAAAGCACAGTCAAAACTATCAGTAAAAACGCAACTACTGGAACAATTACAGAAGTAACAACTCTTGGTGGAGCACCAGTTAGTTTATCTGACGGCGATCAAACTTTAGATAATGCTACTCACAGTGGTAGAATCTTACTTGTACCAGATGGATCACAAGATAATACATACACTTTGCCCGCACCTATAGCTGGGTCTGTTTTTAGATTTGTTTATGCTGGCGGAGCAGCAGATGGAACAGATGCCATTATTGTAACACCTGGCAATACAAATTTTTATATTGGCAACATAACTTTTCACGACCAAGATGGTAATGCAATAAGTGCTGTATTTCCAGATGGCAACTCAGAAAGTAGTTTTCAAATAAATGTTCCACAAGCATTTGATGTAACAATAGTTGGAAAAGATACAACTAATTATCAAATTTTTGGAAGCGTGACATCAACGACAGCACCTGCTTTCGCTGATCAATAATAGGGAGGTTTAAATGGCAGACGCAGTTACTTCGCAAACTTTAGTTGACGGGCATCAAACTGCTGTCTTTAAGTTTACCAACATCTCTGATGGATCAGGTGAAAGTGCAGTAAAAAAAGTTGATGTTTCAGCTCTAGCAACAAATGTTAGAGGAGAGGCTTGTACCAGAGCTACCATTGAAAAAATTTGGTGGCAGTGTAATGGCATGAAAGTTAAAGTGCTATTTGATGCTTCAACAGATGATTTCTGTATTGAGTTAGGTGAAAATCAAAGTGGACATCACGATTACACAAGTTTTGGTGGATTAACAAATCCAGCAAGTTCAGGTGTAACTGGTGATATTATGTTTACTACAGTAGGGCACTCATCAGCTGATAGTTATACAATTATAATGCAAGTTAGAAAGAGCTATGACTAATGGCTAGGAAGCCTGACAAGCAACCTCCAAGAACTAAAAAGTATTTCCGTTCCACTAAGAGTGGAGCGGGAATGACTAAAGCTGGAGTTGCTCGTTATCGCAGAGAAAATCCAGGCAGTAAACTTAAAACAGCAGTAACAGGTAAAGTTAAAAAAGGGAGTAAAGCAGCTAAAAGAAGAAAGTCATTTTGTGCTAGGTCAGCTGGACAAATGAAAAAATTTCCGAAGGCAGCCAAAAATCCAAATAGTAGATTGAGACAAGCAAGAAGAAGATGGAAGTGTTAGATGACCAGTAAAGAATTATTAAAGATGTTAGAAAAACATGAATCTGTATGTAATGCTAGATTTGATGGAATAAACAATAAGTTAAATAAACTTGATACTAGACTATGGGGTATCTATGGAGTTATCATTGGGGTAGCGGTACTTGAGAAGTTTTTTTAATGGTTATGGGGAGGTCGCAAATGGCACGACAAGTGTCAAAGCCACCTCAGAAAAGGAAGTGGAGTGCCAGTAGGAAGAGGAAGATCAATTGTAAACGACCTAAAGGATTTTCTCAAAAAGCACATTGTGCCGCTAAAAAAAGGCGAAGTAGTAAGAGGTGAGCCAGTAAAAGTATGTTTAAGATGCAAAAAAAAAGAATGGATGTGCAATTGCTGGAAAATAAGAAGGAGATAAATTATGCCTAAAGACGCTTGTTATCATAAAGTTAAAGCTCGATATAGGGTTTTTCCATCAGCATATGCTTCAGGAGCCATTGCAAAATGCCGAAAGGTAGGTGCAGCTAACTATGGCAAAGGTGGTAAAAAAGCTAAGAAAAAAGCTATGGGTGGTGTAGTTGAGATGAAAAATGGCGGAAATGTGTCAAAGGGTAAAGTCAAACGACCATCTAAAAATCCTAATATTGCAAGGGGTTGTGGTGCAGTTATGAGCAATAGAAGAAAAGTAACGAAGTTTAGATAATGGCTGTAAGAAA